AGTCGCCACAACCAAACACATAAGTCTTACCATTGACCCATTGAATACAAATCGCTGTGATGGGTTCTGTCGCTTCGTATGGGTCAGGAAAGCCATTCTCTGAACCGACCTCGATATCAATTACGGCAACTCTTAACTGTTCAAAGTCATAATCAATCAGATCAGGATAATGGTCTGTGATATATGCATATTCGAAACGAGCCTGACCATATATCTTAGGCGCATTAGAAACATCTCGCCAATTGTCTAGAAAGTCTCTAGCATCACGGATAGTTTCGAATTTTCTTTGCTCTAAGTTTAGACCTTGCAGACTTTTGTATTTGGAATCTTTTTTTGTTTCAAGATATAGAGATGGCGAGTATTCAATTCTTTGTTTAACTCTTTTACCATTTCTAATACCTCGAAACATTACGTTATTGCCGATAACGTGAACGCTTGTGTAGAAGTTCATCCTAGAATAATTTCTTTCTGTTTTGGTAATACGATACCTGAACCAAATACTTGATTATAGTTGTCAATAAAATCTTGTGCTGGTGTGTATGAGTATACTATGGATGTACTTGGGATGTCAATAGTTGAATCTTTTATTTGTTCCGCATGTAGTGGAAACGGTGAAAATCCGATGTTTGGTTGTCCATCTTTACCACGAACAATTGAGATGCCTACCGGATTTTTAACTTTATAATGAGATATTGGTGACAATCTTTCTATATCACCAAGAACTTCTTCACCTGTCACTAATTTCAAAACTTGTATACTCATAATAACCTTATAATGTTGGAGCGTGGTAAGGGAATCGAACCCTTGTCTTGAGCTTGGAAGGCTCTAATTCTACCATTAAACTAACCACGCATAAATAGATAGATTGTCTATTATATATGAAATCGTCTGAACTGTCAAGCAGTTCTTGTTATCTTTACCATGAAATTTGATTATTAATGTCTGGTAATTATAACTCTTTAAATGGATCCAATAACATTATTCGCTATGGCGAATGCCGCTGTTGCGGCTGTCAAAAAAGGTTGTCAACTCTACAAAGATATCAAAGGTGCGGCAGGGAACGTAAAAGAAGTTCTTGACGATCTTGATAAGCAGTTCCACGACCACCATAAAGATAAACCTGCAACGAATGAACAACGAAAACAATTAATCGAAAAGAAAAATGAAATAATTGAGTTAAACAAAAAAGGTGGGGATACTGATGATATTTATTCTGAAATTGGTGAAAGGCTCGGTGAATTTTTTGACGCATTTTATAAATGCCAAACCGTTTTAGCTGAGGAAGAAAAGTATGCAAAAACTCATATTTATGAAGGTGACGCCAGTTTAGGTAAACGTGCGTTGCAACGAGTCTTAATGAAAAAGAAATTACAGCAAATGAGTGTTGATTTGCGTGAGCTAGTAGTTTATCAAAGTCCGCCTGAACTTGGTGCTTTGTGGACTGATGTGAATAAAATGATGGAGGAGCTTGGGGAACAAGAAAAAATTCTCATCGCTAGAAAAATGAAAATGGAAGCGGCGGATGCAAGAAGAAAGGCTATCTTTATGCAACATCTACGAGCCGATGCGTATTTTGGTGGTGTATTACTTGTTATAATATTTTCAATGAGTTGCGTTTTCGCTTATATTGCACATGATGCACAAAAAAGATATCCCAGTCTTTTTCAACACACTAATCAATATAAATTAGAGGAATTGAGAAAGAGGGAGATCTTAGAGTATATTGAAAAATCAAAGAAACCTATTTTTGAAAGCCCAAAAGAGGATTAATAGTACGCTAATTGTTATACCCAGAAAAAACACGAAGCAATAAAATAAGAATTTACCGGCGTGTTCTACTTCTTCTAAAAGTTCTAAAAGTTTTGTTGTGAGATGCATTTGATCGAGCGTTAATTTTATTGGAATATTCATAAAAATTAATCATCAAAGCAAATTAAAAAAAGTTATCAGGATATGGATGTGTTGGTTGTTGTGACTAATTCGTGAACTAATTCACCATTAGCATTAAAAATTTTCAACGTATCAGCATCTTGTGTATTTAAAAATTCCTTAGCACTTTCAAAAGAATCAAAAAAATGTGAAGAAGATTCTAAAACACCACCAACCCATTTGTGTTTTTTTACCATGTGATGTGACATTTGTTTTCCTTATTTAAAATATTTTAACCATATAGTAAGGGTCTCATCAGTATAATTTTTGAGACTCTTTCTATTTAACCATGTATTTAGACGAGGCCATGTATACGCCAATTCTAATTTTCTGGCAATATCTTTTGTGTCAGTAGGATCTGCGGCAAAAGTATTTGACATCCACGGTATTTCTAAAGACCCAACAAATGGTACTCCTTGAGATACGAAATCTGCCCCAACAATATTAAAAGTTTCCGAAAAACTTACCTGCAAACCAATATCCATTTTTGAACACAATTCGGTAAAATTATCTCTAGGAGTCCATTGATGGTTTATCAGTTGATGTCCGGTATCATTAACCTGTATAAAAAAAGATTTTAGATTATTAATCATTGGCTCACCTTTCATTTCAATACGTCCGGCATTGACATGAAATCTCAATTTCTTTTTTATTCGATTAGCAAATTGTAATGCGCCTAGTGCTTGTGATAAATGATTTTTAAGCGGTCTTATAGCACCAAAACAACCAACATCAACAAATTCTTTTTTAGTATCTAATTTTTTAATATCAAATTCTTGCGGGTAATAATTTGGTAAATATACAATCTTTTCTTCAATTTTACAAATTCTAAACCCAAAATGTTCTTTTACATACACCCTCATGTCATGTAACATTCGTGGTGCATTACATGCAATAACAACATTTTTATAGGTTGAATATTCGGCAATCCAATCCATAGCAATACCTTCACCTGCCATAAATGGTAATTCAGAATGTAATCTGATAATCCACTTAACTGAAGGATGCAACTTTTGTAGTATTGCAAACTTGGTTGGTGTTACCCAAAGAGCTTCAATAATTACATGAGTTGGTTTATATATATTGACTTCACGGTCAATACAATTATTATCTATACATACAACTAATTTTGATTGCACACCATTATTGTTCAGCATTTCATACATGAAACTTGCCGAATTGTATAAGCCGGTACTTAAACCGATATTTGAATGCGTTATACTATGATAATCTTCCCTGCGTTTGAGAAGAAACAAAATTTTTGACATTAATTGTTCACCTAAATTTAAAGTAGTTTGGATGCGGGTCCCGGAGTCGCACCAGGAACTGAGGATTATGAGTCCTCCGTAATTCTGTTTTACTAACCCGCTATATACTATATAGTCGTTTTCACTATGAAACTTTTATGAAAATTTGGAGCGGGATACGAGAATCGAACTCGTGTCCGAACCTTGGCAAGGTCCCGTTCTACCATTTAACTAATCCCGCTTATTTTTTAATACCGAAAAAATATAAATCGTGAACCTCATTGTTTACTTCAAATTTATATTCACTAAACATTTCACCTAAATTAAAGTTTTCTCTGAAGTCTTCTTCCGTTAGATTCTTATAATAATCTTTCCATCCTTCACCTTTTACAATTGTCAAAGGACTATCACTAGAGTTTTGTTTTTCCGTACCATGTTCAGGGCATCCTGTTGTCGGTACAGATATAAAATGCAAGCCACCAGATTTTAATATTCTGTGCATATCTTTAAAATTAGATACCCAATTAGGATTATGCTCAAAACAATTACAACTTCCGGTAGTATCAAATTCTATATCTTCTGCCCTGAATGTGATACCGTCATAAACAACATCAACGAGTTTTCCTTCACCAACATCATAACCAATATAGTTGCAGTTTTCAAAATAATCTCTAATAGATCCATTTATATCTAGACTACCGATTTCAAGCATTTTAATGTTTTTGAAATTATTTGGGAATTTTTCTTTGAGTCTGGTAATAAAATCTCGTTGTTCTCTATGTGACATGATGTTTTAACAGTTAAATTGATATTTATTAAGATTCGAAAACACCAACAACATGCTCTACTTTTAATGTGTATATGTCATCTTTGACTTTGATTGCACCGTTCCAATTTACTAG